GGACCTCGCAATCAGCGACAAGAAGGCCGAACTGGAAATGAAGGTTCTCGCAGGGCAAATCCAAACCAAAGATGTGGCCGACCGAATCGTGAAGGCGATCGAGTCTGTCACCACGGGTGGATTCACTGACGAACACCGGGCTACCTTTACGTATTCGGATGGTCTTCGCGTGAACGTGGTTGGACCCGAGAATATCTTGAAAGTATGTACCACGAATAGTTTCCGTGGAATCCCCTTGAATGTGGAACGCAAGCGTAGATACTTTGAAGTGGGAAGTGGAAGTGGAAACGATGTCTTGGATGTTCCCGACTTGAAACTTCGCTTTACGTTGCGTCATGAGGAACCTCTTCGCAAGGACTTCTCCGGTGCACCGATGGATCCTGCGTCGTATGTTCGCATTCTCCACCGCAAGTCCTGGACCACCTCCGATGGAATCCTTCGCATTGACATGAGTTTGGTCAAGACCAAGCAACGTCAACACAAGACGTTCTCGGAGGTATTGAAGCAGACACCTGGATATGAGTTGGAATTGGAGTTGGTGGATCGCACTCAGTCCCCCAAGAATGTGGTAGAGTCTCTCCTGCGAAATGTCGAACCTCTCTTGGCAGCCTTCCAGCAGTCGGCCTTCTTGTTGACCGAGACAGATCTGCAGAGGTATCGTATGGAAACCGAAGCCATGCACATGCGATTTGTGAATCCTGTGACGATGACACGTGCACATGTTCGTGCGGATCGGCCGTTCAACATCCTCAACGGATACACCGTGACCAACAAGGCGGATGGTGAACGTTGCTTCTTGGTCGTCACCCGCGATCGTCGTCTTCTTCGTTGGTCGAAGGATGGAAGGATTGCGTGGACTGGATTGACAGCAAACAATGACAGTCACCTCGGAGATGTGATGGACGGTGAGTTCTTGGCGGACCGCAATCTCTACTGCATCTTTGATGCCTACCAGTACAAGACCAAGACTCTTCTGCGATTGCCTCTGATGACCACTGACAATGATGTCACACGAGAGCCTTTGAAGAGCCGTCTGGGATGTGCTCACTTGTTCGTGGAGGACCTGAAGAAGGACTTCGCAGTTCTCTCGGCCAGGACTCCCATGCGAATTGAGACCAAGATGTTCCTCGCAGGAAATGGAGCGGCCATGGAGCAAGCCATCAAGACCATTCTCGATACCCAGTTTGAATACCCGACGGATGGATTGATCTTCACACCCAGAAGTTCGCCTGTGGCTCCTCTATCAGATCGGAAGGGAGATACGTGGTTGCGTGTCTACAAGTGGAAGCCGGCGGATCAGAACTCGATTGACTTCTTGGTGACCTTCAAGCCAGGAGAGTCGTATGACACTGTGACGGGACAAACAGTGCTCAAGGGAACCTTGTACGTCGGCCGTACACCGGGAACGGACATTGTCTATCCTTGCGAGACGATGACGGGAGAGTACAGACAACCGGAGATTCCGTTGGAGTTGCGTGTGGCTTCGGAAGCCAAGGACAGGGCACCCTCTCCGTTCCAGCCCACGGCCCCCAAGTCGCCGGATGCCTACGAGATCCTCATTCCGATCAACAATCGTGGTCAGCCCGTAGACATCTTGGGCAATCGTGTAGAGCACAACACGATCATTGAGTGTGTGCGAGACACCGAGAAGGGTCGTTGGAAGATCCTGCGAACACGCTACGACAAGACCTACAAGTATCGTGTCTTGGGAAAGCCGGAGTATGGAAATGACATCAACACCGCAGACGATATCTGGACGAACATTCACAATCCTGTCAGCGAAGCCATGTTGCGAGTGGTGGCGACCAATCCTCCCAGTGACACCTTTGAGGATGAGTTGTATTATCGCGATAGCTTGGAAGCTCGGGATCGTGTGATGAAGGATGTGATTGGGTTCCACAATGACATCAAGGAGCAGCTCTACATGTCGTCCATTCGTCAGGGCGACACCTTGTTGGAGTTGGCGATGGGTCGTGCGAATGACTTGCACAAGTGGAGGAAAACACGCCCGTCTCGTGTGGTAGGAATTGAGTTGTCACGGGGAAATCTGGAAGGTGCTCGTCAAGGAGCATGCGTTCGCTACTTGAAGGAATCTGCGAAGAACAAGATGCCTCCGGCTCTGTTCATTGAAGGGGATATGGTCCAGCCGATTCTCGAGCAGGACAATCGCTATATCAAGATGCTGGACAAGCGAGAACCCGCACCGACAGAATACCTCCAGAAGTTCGTGGGGTTGACAGAGTTTGATGTCATCAGTTGTCAGAATGCAATCCACTATGCCTGTGAAACAGAGGAATCCTTCCGGTCGTTTGTGGGCAATCTGACACGTCATGGAAAGGGATTGTTCTTCGGAACCTGCATGGATGGACAGGCTGTCTACAGTCTTCTCCTAGGTAGGAATGGACATATCTTCCGGGCGGGAGGATCCGGCCCTGCGGCAGCCGGAGCCGGTGGACAAGTGTTTGGAGACTTTGCGAAGGAATATGCGGATGGAGATGGATGGACGGAGGAGTTTGGCAAAGCCATTCAAGTCAAGCTGGAGAGTTTCGAAAAGCCTGCAAAGGAGTATCTGGTTCCCTTTGGACGAGTCACCGAGATTCTGAAGGAAAATGGGTATGAGTTGGTGGGATCCTCGCTGTTCCGAGATCACTATGCCACACAGACCAAGTTCTTGTTGGGTGGCGACCTACAGACGTTCTCGTTCCTCCACCGCAGCTTTGTCTTCAAGCGTGTGGCCGCCATGCCCAAGCCGAAGGAAGAGGAGCCCAAGGCAGAGCCCAAGGCAGAGCCCAAGGCAGAGCCCGAGCAAGAAGTGGAAGTGCCGATGGTCGCACCACCTCCCGAACCTGCTGCTCCAGAGAAACCCAAGAGGAGGACTCTCAAGGCCAAGCTTCCTGTGGAAGAGTTGCCAGAACCGGTGTTCTTCTTCGCAGGCAATCCTGCGTTGAACGAATACAAGGAGTTCAGCAATCTCCACGAAGCTCCCATACAAATCGAAGGCATTACCTTCCCGACCGTCGAGCACTACTTCCAATGGGCGAAGGCCAAGCAGTTTGGCGATGCGGGTGCGCAAGCCAAGATTCTCAAGACAGCCAGTCCCAAGACAGTCAAGAGTCTGGGCAAGAAGGTCACACCCTTCGATGCGGGGCAATGGGATGAACGCAAGGATCAAGTCATGCGAACGGCTGTGAAGGCCAAGCTCATGCAGCATCCCGAGATCCTCAAGAAGTTGCGGGATACGGGTGATCGGTTGATTGGAGAGGCGGATCCTCGTGACAAGTACTGGGGAATCGGAACTTCCGCAGATACCTCGTTTGCGAAACAGCCCGAACGTTGGAAGGGACAAAACAAGTTGGGGAAAATCCTGATGGAGCTCCGTACAGAGCTTAAAGAATAAGTTCGTAAGATGAATCAATGCAAATCTTTGTCAAGACGCTCACTGGGAAGACCATCACGTTGGAGGTAGAGCCCTCCGATACCATCAACGGTATCAAGCAAAAGATCCAGGACAAGGAAGGAATCCCTCCCGATCAGCAACGCCTGATTTTTGCTGGCAAGCAGTTGGAGGATGAACGTACCCTCGCAGACTACAATGTCCAGAAGGAGTCCACCCTTCACTTGGTCCTTTAAAACGGATTTATGAGTTCCAATCGACAACCCTTTCCCCATCTCTTTTATCAAAATGTTGAAGCATATCGAAGCCATTCAAGCCAACTGCTCCCATGCGTGGAGCCTCCAACGGGCATTTACCTCTTTCTCGTGGTTCCGGTGTTCCAAGTGTGAGCTGCGGAAAATGGTAAAAACGGATCCCTGAGTATACAGAGCAAGAAGTGTAATGTCTCTCCGCCGTATCGCCCGTGATTGGAAAGAACTTCAACAAGACCCGTTGGGCAACTGCTCTGCGGGTCCTGTGGACGAAAACAACTTGTTTCTATGGAAAGCCAACATCATAGGACCCGAAGGAAGTCCGTATGCAGGTGGCATCTTCTTCTTAGACATTGAGTTCCCAACCGATTATCCCTTCAAACCGCCTCACATTCGGTTTGTGACCAAAGTCTACCATCCCAACATCAATGCCCAAGGAGGTATCTGTTTGGATATCCTCAAGACTCAGTGGAGTCCTGCGTTGTCGATTGGCAAGGTCCTTCTCAGTATCAGCAGTCTCTTGACCGATGCCAACCCACGAGACCCGTTAATGCCAGACATTGCTCGGCAATACGAGAATGATCGTCCGGCCTTTGAACTGACAGCCCGAGAATGGACTCGGAAGTATGCGTGTTAATCTTTGTTCTGCTTGTAATAATCTTCATAGCTCATGCGAGGGGCAGGAGGGGGTGCATTCGCTTGGGGGACATAGCGGTTAAACAACTGCTGTCCCACAAAGGCAGACGCCTCTTCGTTCGTGATTTCTCCTCTCTCGATTTTTCGCTTCAGTTGAAGCATCTCAAAAAAGGTACTGTCCAAGCGGTCTTCCAAGTGCAACTCAAAGAGACTGGGATAGTTGTAAAAAAGAATCTCATTCTCTTCCTTCAACTTGTTGCGATATTCGTCTTTTTTGCCTTGCTGTTTGAGCTTCTTCCATTTGGTCTTGGAAGCATCCATCTTGCGCACCAAGGCCTGGACTTGTGTGGCGGAAAGTTGATCCGAACGAATCCGTGTCTGGACTTCGGCAACTTCTTCAGGAGAGAGTTCGAGTCGTTGTGCCATTTTCTTATACCCACTCTAGGTTTGTTTATACCATTGCTTCCCGCAGTTGGTTCAGGAGTCTGTCACATTCACCTGCCGTCGTCATTCCGGTTAAGATGATATTTCCCGTTCGGAAGACCTTCGCAATCCACTTCACATCCGGAAAGTAGATTTTGACCGCAGGATACACGGCGGGTTCATAGATGGTCTTCAGGCCCTTCTTGCGGACATTGGCATGAAGGGTCTCTCGAGACAAGTTGTCGATGCCGACCAGTCGTGTCTTGTAGTTCATCAAGACGACACGACGATTGTCAGGTGTCCACTCTCCTGAAAGCACCGCATGGGGACAATACTTGGTAATCGCCCCATGCAACCGCTGGGTGACATCCCGATCATACTTCTCATCTAGAACGCCCGTAATATGGAATACGCCGTTCTGGAAGATCTTCACAGTGATCTCCTTTTGAGGAAGAGATCCATCTCCATTCGATAAGAGAACAAGTGTAATGCTATTGTGACCAAATCCAGTCGATCGACGAGGAGCAGCGGTCACAGGCGTTCGATGACGAACCCGATCCTTCTTGGATTCTCCTCTGCGAAGAACTCCTTGCTTTTCAATCTTGATAATGGATTCATTCAAAGGTAACTCTTGGACCAGTGTGTCCGTGTTCAGTCGTACGCCCATCGTGTACAGCACGACCATCGTGGTTAATGTGGGAGGCTCCATGAGAGCTGTCCGTGTAAATGGTCTTGATTTCGTTTTGCCAGGCAAAGGAGAGTGACAGTGGAAAACAGGTAAACAAAATACAGTGGAACTTTCGCAGGGCTTTGCGTAGAAGAACCTCTTCCCGAGGATTGAGCATCCAACCATCGAGATACCCAAACCAAAGAACAACGTCTCGTTGATGATCATAAATATCCATCACGGCCGTGGAGAGTTCTTCCAACGGAGTCAAGGACAAATCCAAAACATGGGGAGGACGAGGAATCGGGTACGTATACACGTCCAACATTAGAAGTGTTGTGTTATCTCACTGTAAATCTGGTTTAGGAAGGAACGCCCGGGCGAGACACAGACGTTGGCAATCCTCTCTGTTGGGCCACTGTCAACGAGCACGCACACCCATTGGCAAACTGAGGAGGTTCACCACAGACAATGCAGCAGTTGGCCACCGCATATCCACGCTGGTAGGCATTGCGCTGGGCTTGGGTCCTTGCCAACTGAGCATCAGCCTTCAAACGATCATTGAAATCAGGCATCGCCGTAGAAGAATAGCAAGTCACATTGATCTGTGACGCCTTCGCATTCGCAGGTCGTGCGGCTTGTGCGACGGCTTGACCAGCCGTGTATTCGTTATAGACAGAGGTATCTTGGACTGTGTGTGCCTTGGCATAAAACGACTTGACTTGGGTGGAAGGACCATCCAACACCGTAACTCCCGCAGAAGCCGGTGTCTTATTTTCTTGGACACCCGAGGCTGCCAACCGTTTGACGATCTCGGTTTGATGACCCGCATCCCGATGAGGACGAGTGTCTTGGACTTTTTGCATTCTCTGTTGCATACGCCCCAGGTATTCGCTATACGAGGACATTTACTCTTTCCACACAAGTAAAAACCATGGAGGGACTGCGAATACGAATCCCTCAGATATTCCCTTGTGTGGAAGATGGTTGTTTGCAATACAACAAGAAACCAGAGAAACGGTGTCGTGGATGTCTACTGGCCCGGGTGCGTAAGGAAATGGCGGCGGCAACACTCACGAGTCAGGCCGAGGTCATTCATGGCTCGTCCTTCGGCCGTAACCCGGGTGGTAGTTGTTAGATAGACCAATTCGTCCTTCTCGGGGCGACCATCCTCTTGACGTCCTGCCACGACAAGTTGGAGGTATCGCTTCCACTTTCCTGCGATGGGAAGATTGCACGTATAACAGCGAACAGGGATTGGGAAATCCATAGAGTGTTCGTTTCTTATTCTTACCAGCATCCGTTTTTCTGCGAAATACACAATGAAACGTCAGAACATTTCTCTCCTTGTGGTTGTTGCATTTCTTGCGATTGCCTTTTTAGTCCTTGTGTCCAAGACTGCGACACCCACTCTCCAAGACCGTGTTGCGCAAGACCGTGCACGTGATGTGGCTCGGTTCACACCCGAAAACAGTGTGGACATTGCCATGGCCATGAAGTTGGTGACCCATGCCCCTCCCAAGATGTTGAATCCTCCCACACCCAGTCCTCCTACCCTCTTGTTCCCTCCTTCGCAGACAGACTTGGAGCGCCTTTCCGGTCCTGCCGGGACTTCTATCGAAGCCTATAGTAAATGAGTCCGTTGAAGAAGTATCTTCTGATCTTTTTGGTTGTCATGGCGTTCCTTGCAACAGGTCTCGGAGGTCTCCAAGATATGTTGGGAATCCAGTTGGTTGTCACCAAAGAGCATGGATGGAATGATGGGATTTTCTTGATATTGACAGCGATCTTGGTGGCGATTACGCTCCGGTAGACCCGAAGCCACCGACACCCCGACCATCCGGAGCCGGAGGAAGCTCGTTTGGATTGTTGACCACAATCACCTTCTCAAAGGGCAGCCAGTTGAACTGCACAATCTGGAAGAGTCTGCGTCCAAACGGAATCTCATACTCATGCTCATTTCCAAAGTAATCGACACGAGCAATCAGTTCTCCCCGATACCCTGCATCCGCAAGGCCTATCTGGTTGGACATCCGCAACGGAGTCAACGAAGTGCTGGATCTGGCCAACAGCAAATAGGGGACAGATCCATGGATTGGGTGAGTCGCAGCCGCAACAATCCCGGTGCGAATCTCACGACCTAAAAAGTTCTGAGGAAGATTGAAAAACTTGTGATGAGGAGACAGCAAATCTACACCACTGTCGGTGCGACGACGAATGGCAACGTGCTCACGCATCGCCTGGCGAAGATTTTCATCAGGAATCCAAAGGTAGAGACTCATTTGAGTAGTTATGCCCTCTCGTCTCTAAGCGAGTCCATCAACGCCCGAATAGCTTGTTCACGCCGTTCCTCCGCCAGACGACGGCGGGCCTCTGCGAGAAGTTCCTCTTCTCTCAACTTCTGGAGACGCAAGGGTTCTTCACGCAACCTTGCCTCTTCTGCTTCTTTGGCAGCTTTCTTTGCATTTGTCTTGTTCCAGAGGTCTTCTGCTTCACACATCATTTGAAACTCTGCACGTTCCAAGCAGTTTACATTTCCATTTGCGTATTGAACATTGATTGTGGCACTGAGTGCGTGTAACTTCTTCGCAAAGGCTTCAAATCCATCCGTCGTAATGGAATCGGCAATCGCTTGAATGCGAGACCTACGAGTCCATTCCGCCTTGATTCTATTCAGAGTTTCCTTGAATCCATTGAGAACATCCTGGGAGTACTCGTCGGGAACGAGAATCTCCGAGTAAATCTTGTCGAGAGCTGTGATTGCGGTATTCATCTTAGGGTATGAACAGAACTGGATTGGTTTGGCAAACACAAATCCGTTTTTACCACATGACCTCCATCTCCTGAGCAGACCAGAACTCTGCAGTCCCGTTGGGCATCTGACGACGCACCAAGAAGGGAAGCTTTCTCTGCGCAATCTCTCGCTTCGCCACATTCCACACAAACAGAGGGTCCGATGTCTTGAGTCCTGCGAGATCGACCAAGGGTTTGGCACCATCGGCCAACTGTTGGGCTCGTGTCGCCACCAAGGTTGTATATTCGTATTTGGTAAAGTATTCACGAGTGGTACGGGGTTCCTTGATATTGTCCGCCACCTCCTTGCGAAAGATAGGTTTGACTTCGGGATGTTGATCCATACTTATCAGTTACCTGTTAGATTGTTTCGTCCGTTTTAACAAATGCCTCGTACACCGGATGCTTCGTCTGTCACCACCTTTCGTCGTGTGAATGCCACTGTCAACGCAGATCCTGTGAAAAAGTCTGCGTCGTTTGATGCCCCTCTCAAGCAGGGATTCCTGATTGCCACCACTCGCTCCACACAGGAGGCCCAATCAGCCTCTCGTGGTCGATCTGTCTTGGGGGTTCCCGTGTGGAAGTCGCCGCAGTTCAAAGGAAGGTTTTTCGTGATGTAAAACAATGCCGACTCTCTCAGCGTCTGACTATACCACTTTTCTGAAATTCAAGGCCGCCGCTGTGTCTCCTATCCGGCCCAACATCCAAACCCGTGATAACGTATCTGTCTCCCAGAGCGTGATCAATGCAAATACGCTTACCAGCCAGGCGGCGTTTGTTACGAATCCGTACAACTTGACAAGTACTGTCGTTGGAACGACGATCTCTGCTGTGTCGACAAACACCGTCACTGCCGCACGGACGAATATTCTCTCGGGCGCCGTCGGGGCTGCAGGAATCATTACGTACACGGCGTCTGAGGCACACGGGCTCTCGACTGGAAACACTGTTAGCATCGCCGGATTCACAGGGTTCACGGCTGCGAACGTAACGGACGCAGTGGTCACAGTAACCGGTGACCTCACGTTTACGGTCGCAGTAGCTGGAACGGGAACCACGAGCGGAACCGGACGTATAGTCAATCGTGTCTATTACACGACCAGCGTCGCACACGGCCTTGTACCAGGTGACACTGTGACCATCACCGGTATTACAACGTTCACTGCGTCGGGTGCGTCTGTGCTTGCTGCCCCGTCAACGACCGTGTTTGTTCTCTCGAGCTCGACAACGGGTACCGCAGTGACTGGACAGACAGGGAGGATTTCAGGGTTGATTTACTATACAACGGCAGCAGCCCACGGTCTCACAGCAGGTGCGTTCCCGGTAGGAGTGGGGTTCAGCACGATTCTGAATATTACCGGATTGACGACGACGGTCGCATTTAACTTGAGCGGGATTACAAGCATTTTCCGGGTTCCGTCAACGACCGTGTTTGTTCTCTCATCTGATGTAACAGGCACGGCGATTACGAGCCAGGCAGGAGTCTTGACGCTTGTCTCAGTGACAAATGGAAATAATACCCTCAGAGGGACATCCCGTGTTCAAGGCCAACAAGTGGTGCAAACCCGTGCCACCTCAGAGGCCAAGTCCACTCTCGGATACGCAGGAACCTCGGGAGCCATGTCTTCCTCTGCCGTTCAACGTCCTGGAGGGTTGCCGACCGGATTCCGAGGATCCCAAGGCACCTACCACCGTATTCCCCAGAGAGCCGGATGGAAGAGCGCAGGTCCTCCCGGCTTTTAACCTCTTGCAAACTGCTTCCATGTAGCGCTACAGACAGCGCATTGATAGAACCAAGACACATTGATGGGGTCTAACTTGATCCCAACAATGTTGGACTCCCCGCCTCGGGTCGAACAAGAGGCATTTGGGCAGATCATATTCGTGAACCTTGGCAGGGTTGGGTCGTACTTTAGGTAAGGATTGATCGAGTACTGAACCGACGTATCCTGACGGAGGTCGTGCTCATACACCAAGGGATTTGCCTTCCCGATCTCTTCTTCATACGGACAACTGCGGCATTTGAGAAAGGCCTTCTTTGCATTGCCATCGGCTCGTTCCTCGATGGAGTAGAGAAAGTTGTTGCACTGGCTACAGAACTTCATTGTACGTCTCTTGTTGTTATGGCATGACCTTTCGTTTTGGAAAGTGAAAACGTGCGTTCAAAACGAAAGCGGTTCCAGAAAGTTGTCGGGGGAAGTATTACAGGATGCCCCGTGATTTAGAAACGTTTCTTAACGGTGACAAGAATGGGAAGACCGAAAATGATCGGAAAGGTCATAAGGTGAATCCAGGGGAAAACGCCACCCATCGAAAGTTCACAAACGGTCGTGAGGGTTACTACATCAATGAAGATGATTATGACGAGTTCTTGAAGCTATACTGCGAAGCCTTGAGCAACACGATTCCTCAATACCTTACAGAACGTGGAACTGACATCGGCCAACTTCGCGTAGATTTGGACTTCAAATACGAAGGCGACATCCACGAACACCTACACACGCAAGAACAGGTCATCAACTTCGCAAAGGCATACATGTCACGAGTAAAGGCATATCTTGAAGTTCCCGAGCAAGTTGAACTCTATGTCTTGGAAAAGTCTCGTCCTACCTTTGACAATCAGAAGAATGTCTGGCGTTCTGGTATCCACATTCAAGTTCCATCCCTGAACACGCATGCAGAGCTTGAATTACAAATTCGCCGTGATATGTTGAGTTGTCTTCCAGATATCTTCGGAAGCCTTCCACTCAAGAATGCGTGGAATGATGTATACGATGAAGCCGTCATTCGTCGTACTCAGAATTGGATGATGTTGGGTTCTAAGAAGGGAGACACAGATGGAAATCTACCATATACAATCCGATACATCCTCGACTGGGATAGCGAGACAGGTGACATTAGCGTAGACACCCAGGTTCCTAAGATATTCACACCAGAGCTGGTTAAAAAGTTCTCTATCCGGTCCAAACCAGAAGAAGAGACTCAACCAACTGCTGACAAAGGTGCACTAATTCCCAAACGCTCTGCTATAACACATACTCGATCAGTCTCTCGTGGTCGTCAGACGGAGAGGGACGGACAGACAAACTCCCGTGGTTCGTCTCCCGGACGAGGTGTCTACATGGCCCCTCTTGCCGAGTCTACTCGTAAATACATCTACGACCATACCATGAACCTAGGAGAGCATCGTTACAATGGTGATCATAATACATGGGTCCAGGTTGGACAATGTCTGAAGAATATTCATCAGGACCTCGAAGATGTCTTCCTCGACTTCATGGCACAATCTACAAAGCGTGATCAGAACAAAGCCCGTGCGGCGTGGAACGGCTTCGTGTTCCGTGTAGAAGGTGATCGTTTGGGAATTGGAAGCCTTCGCAAGTGGTCGAAAGAGGATGATTACGAAGGGTATCTCGCAATTGAAGCGGGAAATATCGACCGTCTGGTAGACGAGGCTGCTTCAACTCAGACAGAATATGACTTCGCACAGGTCATCAAGGCAAAGTATCAGGATGAGTTCAAGTGTGCGAATTACCGCCAGAACGAGTGGTATCAGTATTCGACACATATCTGGAAGCAAACAGAACAAGGTGTGGAGTTGCAGAAGCGGTTGTCGTCGGATATCGCAAAGTTGTTTGCCGACAAGGAAGCTGCTATGCTTGCGAACATTACTGCGATTGGTCAATGCCAACATACGAAAGAACCGAATCCAGAATGTCAGACATGCCAAGCAGAGAGTAAGAAGAAAACGTACTCTTCTGCTAGGCTGAAGCTCCGTCGCACAGGATTCAAGGATAGTGTGATGAAGGAGTGCCGTGTGCTCTTCTATGACAAGGAGTTCGCAAAGAAGCTGGATGATAACAAGCATCTCATTGCGTTCAACAATGGTGTCTATGATACGCTCACCCAAACATTCCGAGATGGACATCCAGATGATTACATCAGCTACTGTACCAAGATTGACTATGCGTTGGACACACAATACCACGAGTTCAAGTGTTGGGCAGAACTTGACCGCTTCCTCCACAATATCCTTCCTTCCAAAAGTGTCCGCGAGTACTTCCTCAAGCATCTTGCAACATGTCTGTCAGGTGTCTTCACTCAGCGATTCCACATTCTCACCGGCAGTGGATCCAACGGCAAGTCGATGTTGATGAACCTCTGTGCAACGGCCTTTGGCGACTACTGTTACAAGGCAAACATTGCGATGTTCACTCAGAAGCGTGGAAAGGCAGGTGCTGCGAATCCCGAGTTGGTGCGTATGAAGGGAAAGCGGTTCGTCTTCATGTCAGAACCCGATGAGGGAGAGCCTCTCTCGACAGGATTCATGAAGGAAATGACCAGCTCAGAGAAAGTGACGGGTCGTGATCTCTTCGCAGGAGCAAAGGACATTGTAGAGTTCGATGTCCAGGCCAAGTGTCACCTGGCGTGTAACGACAAGCCGAAGGTGAACTCGAACGATGGAGGAACTTGGCGTCGTTTGAAGGTGATTGACTTCCCAATGAAGTTCGTATCTGATCCCAAACTTTCAAATGAACTTCCGATGGACGAGAGCATCATGCACAAGGTTCTGTCACAGGAATGGTCGGAGTGCTTCATGGCCTACTTGGTTCATCTCCATCGCGAAGGCAAGGGACTGACAAAGCTGACTCCCCCGAAAGAGGTGGATGCGTATACCAGTGAGTACAAGGAGGAGTCTGACGTTATCGCCAAATTCATCCGTGAGTATGTTCATGCTCCAGAAACAGTGTCGAGTGATCCCGAAACACCGTTCCCAGAGCCTGTATCTTGGAATTCAATCGCAGCTACATTCCAGAGTTGGAAGCGTGAAAACGAACTTATGAACAGAGGATCGGCAACCGACCTTCGCAAGCGGTTGGATGATCAGTTTGGAAAGATGCCTAGAGGCGGCTGGACTTCCTTCCGGTTCGGGAACGCTTAGACTTGGACTTCTTGGAACGCTTGGTCTTGCGGCGACGGCCGCCCACGTTCGGTGCTGTTCCAGAGTTGGAGGAATCTGAAGGAGGAGGAGAAGAAGTAGACTGATTGGCAGCTTCCTCCTCCGCAGCCTTCAATTCTTTCTGTGCTTCTTCAACCTTTTCCTTAGCTGCTGCAACACGGGGTGTCTCGGGAGCTGATGCAAATGGGTTCTTGAATCCGCTAAACCAACTCATTTCTTATTGTTATGTGTTTACTTTTTTACGCCGTGCGGTTAGCACCGATCTTGGAGAGGTAGTAGGTGCGGAGGATGCCAATGGCGTAGATGACAATGGCGAAGGAGATCATGAGGTTGATGGTGGAGGCAATGAGCTCACCCGTCTTGAGGGTGACGCCGCCGACCACGACCACGGACTCGGTGATACCCTTGCTGCCGAGGGGGGCGAGGAGGGGGGCGATGATACCGTCGGTGAGGGCGGAGAAGAAACGAGCCACCACGGAGCCGAGGTAGAACGCAGCGGTCAAGATAATGATATCCTTGGTGTCGAGCATTTTGTTTCTAGGGACGGATAAAAAACGGATTGGAACAGTTCGTTCCAGAACAATGGTATTCATGATGGAGAAACACCAACGCAGATATCTCGCAAAGTGGGAAGCAAAGAAAGCGAAGGAACACGCCAAGTGTGAGGAAGAAAGGAAACAGAATGCATACCAAGAAACCCTGAAACGCATCGATCAAATTGTTCGTGAGTGGGAACCCTCTCCGAACGACGTGTTTGCCAAAGCAAGGACTCTCCTAGAAAATCCGGCCTATCGACCATTCTTGTATAGATTTATCGGCGACGATCGGGTGTTTCCGTTCATGTACCACTATCGTCTAATGTGTTCGAAGCGGTTGAGACTCTTCATGACCAGTGTAGAGATTGTTGCTGAGATTGCGGAAGAAAAGTCCTGGAAACTAGAATCTCAAGCACTTCAACTTGTACCGACGCTTGTTCGCCACCAGTCCCGTATCGACACAATCCGGGAAGAACTTCTTGAGAAGGCAACTCGTCTTCGGGCGGTTCAGAATTGCCTTCTCATCAAGGAGGAACTGATGATGAACGTCTGGCATCCTCGGCGGGTCGAGCGAATCCTTGACATGGGTGGGTGCGAGCTACTAGACAATCTTCTCTAATGCTAGCAATGCGAGAACAAGTGTATCACCACATTGCCAAGTATGCGACACCCAGCGACATTCGGGGGGTTCTAGAATTTGTCGGAACCTTCGGGGCGTGGATTGCAATGTTCAGTGCACCTTGGTGGTGCATCCCCCTTCATTCTCTTGTAACTCTTCGTCTCTTTATCGTTGGTATCCACGATACGGGTCATCAGAGTCTGTTCAAAACTCCTCGCCTCAACGACTACGCTCTGTACATCACAAGCCCCGTGATGTGGATGCCAGGTATGACTCTCTGGAGACCCGGTCACAATTATCATCATCGTCACAGCAACGACCTTGACTTCGACCAGTCATCGCAGACAGCCCCCCTCACGGTGAGAGAGTTTCGAAACATGTCCTGGTGGAAGCGTTACCTCTACCGTTCCTTGACTCGTCCTTGGATTGTTCTTACGCAAACAGCGCCCATCGGTATGACGCTCGGCCAACTCGCTCGGATTGTTGCTCCCCAGGATGCCCTCCTTCAAGCAGGGTTCCTTGTTCTTTTACTATGGTATGGCGTGTTTGTCCGGTATGTACTTGTCACATGTCTCAGTGCTTCCATCGGTGTGTTTCTCTTTCATCTCCAGCATACATTTCCCGAGTGCGTTCGTGTGAAGGGACGAGACTCGTTTGAGAATGGCTATTCGGGTTCCTCGTATTTAGTTCTTCCGGAGTTCTTCAAGCTATTTACGGCGGGGATTGAGTATCACCACATTCACCATTTGAATTCTCGTGTCCCAAGTTATCGCCTTCGTATATGCCACGAGGAAGCACCCGAAGGGATGTGGTCTGGAATACGAACCATCACTCTGCGAGAGGGGTGGAACTCGATGGATCTCGTTCTATGGAGTGAAGCGAAAGAAAAACTGGTGTCCTTTGAAGAAGTGGACAAAGAGATACTCCTCACCTAGAACAATGGATACTCGCTTCTGGGGCCCGAGTGGTTGGCAATTATTTCACTTGATTGCCTTTCGAAGTCCGAACGCAAAAGATGTCATGGAAGACATGCCATATGTGTTGCCGTGCAAGTTCTGTAGGGCATCCACGCAACAGTTTGTGAAAGAACATCCCCCCCGTGGCGACCTGGGGAAGTGGCTGTATGAAATCCACAACATGGTGAACGACAAGTTGCGAACACAATGTGCAAACGATCCGAAAGTCATTAACCCAGGTCCTGACCCAGAGTTCGATGACGTCAAACAGCGATACCAAGCCATGAAACCGTCGTCGGTTCCTGGACGTGACTTCTTGATGGCAGTGGCGTACAACTATCCTGCCACCCCCACAGCAGAAGAGATGGAAACGCAACAACGGTTCTTGTCTCATCTTCGGAAAGCCTTCCCCTTCAAGGAGTTGCGAAAGATCTTCAACTCGTATGCCAAGCCAAGTCTACAAAGCCAACGAGCGTATACTCACTGGATGTATGGACTGATGAAGTTGATGTCGGTGGAAGTGAACACTGAAATCCGATCCTACGCAGGGTATATGAGTCATCTGTCGTATTACAAGAGCGGGTGTGCGAAGAAGACGTACAAGGGAAAAACCTGTCGTCGTACAGCAGGGGGTGGTCATACGAAAGATAGAGACTCAAAGAGAACGAGAAGAGTTGTCAGTCGTTCTCTTTTGGTGTAAGAGTTCCATTTGTCGAATGTGTTTTGCAGAATAGACCTGTGCCTTCTTTTCCTTGGCAGTCTTCTTGGTTTCACGACGTGTCTTGGGAGGATCCATGTATCTACTTACAACGATTACCAAACGGTATTCGTTTTAATGCTTGCGGGTCTTCTTGGAACCCTTGCGAGAGCTACGACGGCGACGGCCACCCACTGCGGCAACGCCCGTGGGGCCAGGAGCTCCCTCTCCACCCGCCAGAGGGAAAGGGCTGATCGATGCACCACCCTTCTTGGACTTCTTGTAGGTCTTCTTGGCCATCTTCAGGACATCCTTGAGCTTCATGCCCTTGTTGGCCCTCATGGTCTTCTTCACGTGCCTCATCCAAGAGCCAGCACCACCCACAGTCTCAGATTCATCAATCTTATCACTCATTTTGTTTACTGCGACAGAGAAGTTTTACCGCGGAGACCTTCCGGTTTTTCCACAAACCCACCCCCCGAGCGATCGAAGAGATTCCACTGGCAACCGAGAGCCTTGGGACGATCGGGATTGGCATTCTTCATGCGAAGATTAGGGTCGGGGGCGACAATGGTAATGTGGTCCTTGTTGAAGGCAAACAACTCGGATTCATCTCGAGGGTGGGCGGCTTCATGCCAAGACAACCGACGAAGATTTTCATCGGTCCAAAAGAGGTTGATCAAGGGTTCCAACTCAGTGCCCTTGACGTTGCCACCCGACACCAAAATCAGCTTGTTTGCAAGAGCATCCAAGGGGGCCTGCGTGATATCCTTCTCGGTTTGGAAGAGATGACGACGCACGGTGGTCTTCAAGTGTTCGGCCACTCGGTTGGCCACAATGGCCTTGTCCGAGTCCAACACAATGCTCAAGATGAACGGATCCTTGGAAGGGAAGGCGTCGTTCACCAAGTCCACACACACTTGTTCAAAACTCACGGCCTGTTCGAACTCTTTGTCCGCCACAATCGGATAATCTTGTTCATCCGAATACACATGGACCTCTTTCAACCGATCGGACCCTGCATAGTAATCGCACAAACGTTTGCGAGCAACAATCTCTTGAGGCATTCCGAGTTTCTCATCACTCATGAGCCACGCAATGACTCCGAGGAGTAACAGTACGAGTAACCACTCCATTACTCTTTGGCGTCCGATTCTTTTGGTGACGGCATACGGAAGAGAAGATTGCGGAATGTATTCACGACTTCATCAGGCATCTTTTCTCCCATCGGGATGTCCATAATACAGGCGTAATGGAAATACAAACAATACATCCCACATTCCGAATCCTTGTATTGGTGGCGAGTCTTGTTGAAGGTCATTTTCATTTCCTTCTTGTGGATTCCGGTTGCATCCCACTGTTCTTTCCAACGAGTCATCAACTTCTTGATCTCGGGTTCCGGAGTGTGGGCGTACGAATCGAAATACGTGACACGAGGATAGTCCAATTCTGGACGAATGTCTGCGAACACTGCCACCCAGTGTTGCCCCGGCCCATCGTGAGGATCTGTATTGACAACAATCCCAATGCGATGATATCCCTTCTTGGCAAGTTCGGGAAGCTTCATCGAACACAAGGCAGAGACAATGCACTTCCGAGTCTCATCTTGAAGGTCAAAGTCCATTGGGACAGACCCCACATAGTAATAGTTCGGAAAGAGCGTTTGATAGTTCTTTTCCACGGCGTCAATGTCATCGGAAGACAGCCATTCTTCACGATTCAAGGTCCATTCCTGGGGAGCCTTGGGACGACGTAACAAACTAGCAATGATACATTCAGCACGCCCTGTCTTGCATTTCGAGGCCAAACGACCCCGAAGTTCTTCCCACACATCATCCGTGTCTCGTCCCCGACATGAAATCTTCGGTTCCTTGGGGTGTTCCTTGTTGTAGACTTCACAGAGGTTTACGATCTCGGCTTCGTCAAAGATCGGCATCCTTGTTCAAAACGAACATGATTAATTCAGCGAGAAGAACATTACAATGAATTCCCTGGCACCCGTTCTTTCGAAATACGTAGACGTGAACAAGCGTCTCGCAGAAGTCAATGGCAAGGCAGCAGAACTTCGTGATCAACGCAGAACCCTGGAGTTGGATATGGCTGCGGTATACAATGAATCTCGTGTCAAGGAACCGATTCCCGACAAGATTGAGTTGACTACGTCCCAGTTGGTCTTCCATATGAAGAAACCTGGGGAGTGGAAAAAGGGCTGGACGCTTTCGAAAAAGCAACTGCACGATTACCTCATGGAAATCCTTCCCGAGCACGGAGAAGATGTCATGAATGAAATTGTGCGCCGCCATGAGCCGAAGCTCACAGCCAACGACTACTCGTTTGAACTGAAACCGATGGATTGATCACTTCAGAGGAACATAGTTCGATGGTTGTTTGGGAGGAGTTTGAAGGACTTCTTGCATGTCGTGGAGCATGTCTTGGAGGGACTTGATGGTTTCTTGGGCTTGTTCAATATTTTGGGTTCTCAAGAACCCCGATTGCACACGAATGAGATGAGCCGAGAGTTGCCGATTTATCTGAATTGCTTGGAGGGCTAAGGTGTGGAAATTTTTCACCATTAACGTGAATA